ACTGTCGGGTCGACGGTGTGGAGAATCAGGGGTGAGAACTTGCGCGTGATGAACGAATCAATGACGGCTTGTTTCTCTGCCGCCGTAAGGGGCGCTGAATCGCCATACAACGCCATTGTCAGGTGGCCGGGGTGTGAACCCACCGCGCCACTTCCCGCATCGCTGTTGTAGTTGTCCAGCGCCCTTGCGCGGTTCACTTCGGGGCGTTCGACTGCCGCTAGTTCGAAGTGACGCGGAACCACGAGTGTGTCGGTCAATCTGCCGAACCGCTGAACGCCACGGTCGAACCAAGCTTTGTCATCTTCAGGATCGCGACCGCCTGCGATCATCGTCGTGTTGATGACATCGTTGATGTAGTACGCGTTCGACAGAACTTCGAATCGAGTTGCGGGCGGTACGCCATTCGCAACTTCAGTAACCGTGGTGGCCCGTGCTTCCACCGTGCCGAAGGTGCTCCCCTGCGGGATTGCCAAAGCGTTCAGGGTTTCCATGACCACGGACCCGAAGCCCTGTTGCTGCGGAAGGGCAAGCCGGGTTCCTGCCGGGATGAGATAACCCATCGAGTTCACGACGGTGAACTGCACGGTCGTCGTCGCGAATGCGCCCGCGTCACGTTCGATACCGAACAACTTCAACAACGCCGTGATGATCGAGTTCGGCAGACGGTTGATTGCGTACACCGATTCGGATACAGACAGTGCCAAAGCCTGAAGCAACATCACTTCGGTGTTGTCCTCGCGTGGTGACCAATCCGGCCACATCGACTTCAGGTCTTCCAGTGCCGTGTTCAGGATGTCGGTCGGGTCTTTGTCGTACGGACGAAGATCGACGTACGGGGTCAAGTCGGGTGTGTTCGCCATTATCGGTTCCTAGTCGTGTAAATAGTTGCGGACATATCGAATTGGATCGACACCTTTTCTTGCGCGTCGTTCACGTACGTGTGTGTGATGTCCCCAATGTCGACGGGTAGTCCGAACAACCCGACCTGTACCCGCAACGCCTGATCGACAAAGCCTTCGAACGCCGGGTCACTGACGCCGAACGTCGGCACCATCACCCGTTCGCCCGGTTGCGTGCCAAGCATGATCGCAAGTCGTTCGGCGCAATACTCGGGTGACGTGTCGTCCTTGGTGACCACTTCGCCTTTGTTGTTGCGCCGGAAGGGGAACGAAAGAAGCTGCACAGTCATGGGTTACTCACCGCCCCTTCTCCGTATGGGTCTTGTGGTTGGTCGTAGGTGCCCGCTGCGGGGTCTGCAACGACACCGACGATTATGAAGTTGTCGGCAATCTTCCCGATCGAAGTCACCAACACCTTGTCGCCCACGTTGGGCGGGAACACGCCGGATGTTCCGTCCGTGAAGTTCACAGTCGTAGAAGAAAGCCACAACATCGGGCCGAACTTGCCGACCTGACCCGACCTGTTGATTTCGACGTACATGCCTTGTGGTCCCGAACCGACCACTACACCAAGCCAATTCATTACAGGTAGTCCATTCCCGGCACGAGTGCGCCGTACTCGAAAAGGGACAGGGGGTCGCGGTCGCCCACGTACTTCATCGACAACAGATAGTTCGACTCCACGATGACGCGCCGACCATCACCTACCGAACAGGACACGGTGCCTTCATTCAGCAAGATCGCACCGCGTGTGTTCAGTGCCTTCTTGGATGAGATGAACGCCTGTTCGTGGAGAAGCCACGCGTACAGATCGCGGTAGTCGTACGGGACCGACACGCCCGTCATCTCTAGGCAACTCGCAATCCGCGCATATGGCTGAACGACATCACCGATGACCACCTTCGGCGGAATGAACACATCCGAAGGTGACGCGTATGTACTGCACGTGCGTTGACACCAAAACACGAAGTCGGATGCCGACTTCATCGAGTGCCCGCCGCCGTATAACGAAGCCGGGTTTGTCATTGTGCGGATGCCTTTCCTAGTTGATTCGTACGCCGTATCCACCGCGAACGTTGCTGATCTTCACAACGTCACCTGACTGCGGCGCTTCGATCATCTTCCCACCACCAAGCGCCATGCCGACATGTCCGTCACTGTTCATCAGGATCAAGTCGCCGGGGCGCACATCACCGACCGCGATACGTGGACCCGCGTTGCGTTGGTCGTACGTGGTGCGTGGCAAGCGAACCCGCTTGTTCGACCCTTGGCACCATGCGAAGACCATCAGACCTGAACAGTCGAAACCGACCTTGTTGTAATCGCCGTAACTGTCGGCAACGCCGCCGTCGCGAATACCCTTCGTCGGCCCGTCACAGTTGCCACCACCCCACGAATACGTGGTGCCTAGTTTCGACCGTGCCGCGTTGCAAGCCCGTTCCCCGTCTGTGTTACCCGGCAGGGGTCCGACAGTGCCGCCACCGCCGCCTGAAGACGCATTACGCGCCGCTTCTTCCGCCGCCTGTTGTTCGGGTGTGGCTTGCTTCTCGATCACCCACGGATCACGCGCCGTGATCGACAACGTGCCCGGTCCCGCGATGGGATACGACACCTTCGTCACGAGTAGCTTCCGATCGTTGAGATGACCGGGAAGACCGCGCACCTTTACGGAATGTCCCGGTCTTATCTCGCCCACGCGACCAAGCGGAAGTTCGAAGCTGATTTCGTTCGTCGTGTCCTTCGACAGGGATACATCGATCGACGGCATCTGTTCCAGTCGGTCGAACGGGTTCGTCACAGAATCGCCAAGTCCGAAAACGTGGTTCGGCTGTGTGTCGAACAACCACTGCGGGGAACCGAAGTACAGGGTGTTGTACGACTCGAAACACAGGAACCCTTCTTCCGCCGCTAGACGTTGGAACGTGGTCCATTCGTTCTTGTCGTTCTGCGTGCCTTGGTTCTGATTCTGATCCGTCGCGCCGACATCTCGCGTGATCGACGGGCGTGCCGCACTGTCCTGAACGACCCACTTCATACCGACGTTGATCGCACCATCCGCGACGAACTGCGAAGGAGAAAGGTTCTCGCGGTTCAGTTCTCCCGTAATCATGCGTGACTTCTCGGGTCCGGTCGGGCGCATCTTCAATGTGCACCCGCCGTCGCCTGCCGGTCCCGGCCCTGTCGAGAACGCCGCCACGGTCAAGCGAAGATCGGCGTACGTGCCTTCTTTGCCCAACGGACCCTTCTCGCCAAACGACTTGATGTACGCAAGGTTTGGGTCGTACATCTCGAATGCGAGTTCCGACACCTGATCCACCGTCAGTTCCATCGTTGCCGACAACAGACGGTCTTCGGTGCGGATGCCCATGTTGTCGAGTCCACCGCCCGCAATCGCGAGACGCTGAAAGAACGCTGAATCAGTACCGGCCACGGTTCTTCACTTTCCTAGTAGAGACGGTTTACATAACCCATAGCTTCCGCCATGCGCTGCGAATACTTGCCGGGGTACGCCGACACCTGAACCTTCTGACATGCCGCGCCGGGGTCCATTCCGCGCCAATTGAACTGCATCATGCGGTTGAAGAACATGCCTGCCGACGCACGTGCATTCATGCGTTCCGCCAACGTTCCCCAACCACTCTGCCGCTGTTGGAACAAGCCGACCGAATCGTGGTCCGAACCCACCGCGTCGTGTGGGAACTTCAGCGACTCGGGCACTGCGCGGTTTGCGTACATGCGCAAGTTCGATTCGACCAACGCCGTTGCGATTCCGTTGCGTGCGCCGTCCTTGCCAAGATTGCGTTCCTTCGCCGCTGCGATGATTTCGCGTGCGTAGAAGTCTTGGTTGCCAGTTCCACCGGGTCCGACCGTGACGCCGCCGTTGGAACCACGTCCGCCACCGCTGTTGTTCGCTGCGTTGGCTAGTGCCGCCTTTGCCGCCGCCTGTTCCGGCGTGTCCTGCTTTTCGATGACCCACGGGGACCGACAGGTCAGTTCAAGGTTCCCCGGTCCCACAAGGGGATACGCAACCTTTGTGATTAACATCTTCTTCGGGACGAACGGGACACCGCGAATGTCCGCCGTCATACCGGGCAAGAAGATCGATGACGAATCAAGTGGAAGGTAGAAGCTGATTTCGTTTGTGATGTTCTTGGACAGGGACAGTTCAAGATTCGGAAGTTCCAACATCCGGTTCTGTACGTACGGTGATTCGGAACCCCACGAGAAGATGTGTGTCGGCTGCGTGTCGTACAGCCATTGTGGAGACCCAAAGAACAGGACGTTCTTGCGTTCGAAGATCAAGAACCCTTCTTCCGCTGCAAGTCGCTGAAGGGTCGTCCACTCGTTCTTGTCGTCGCTGTTATTCGCATCTTCCGAAGACATGTCGCGAGAGATGGAAGGGCGCACCGCCGTTGGTTGCGCGATGCATTCCATCCCTGCCGACCGCGCACCGTCGATGACGAACTGTGTCGGGCTGATGTTCTCCCGCGTCAGGGCACCACGAATTGCACGTGACTTCTCGATGCCGATAGCCCTGCACTTCAGGTTCATTGCGCCTGTGCCGACCGTACCGCCGTCGAGTGTGTACGCGGCCACCCGAAGCTTCAGGTCGTCGTACGTCGCGTCTTTCCCGATCGGCCCGTCTTTCCCGAAGCTGTTGAAATACACAAAGTTCGGGTCGTCCATCAGGAACTCTAGTTCGGACTGTTGTTCGACGGTCAGTTCCAAGTTCGCGGACAACAGTTGTTCTTCGGTTTCCATACCGTTGAAGGGGTTGCCGCCTGCCACGGTAAGACGTTGGAAGAACGGCTTATTGCCCGCCATGTCACGGAATCCGTAGCAACTGACCGATGTTCAAGGAACCACCGATCTTGTTCACGTCACCGATCACACGCCAGAACTGTTCGCCGTACTGCCCGTAGAACTTCTGTGCGATCGACATCAGTGTGTCGCCCGCCTGCACGGTGTACGGCTGCGACGGTGTGACGCCCGG